GCGGCAACAAACTCCGTAGGAGGACGCTTGATCAAGCCTTCCACAGGAGATGGAACAGCGTTGGTGATCGCGTCGGCTTCATTGATATTCCGAATCGTCGGAGGCTGCTGACTAACGCCACCAATGAGATTCGGAATCGGAGTATGAATGTAGACCATCAGTTGACCCAGTAAGACCCACGGCGGATAAAGGTCCTAGCGACATCGTATGAATCGAAGATGCTGTAGTCAGCGGTGTCCATTTCGTACTCTTGCAGTTTAGCCAAAGCCTGAACTTCATCGCTCTGGGTGAAAGAGTGCAGTTTGACCGAGCCGACAACGCGATCTTGGAACACCCTAGCAGCCCGAATGGCAATATAGCGTCGGGCCTCTTCAGGAAGTTCCTCGTACTCCAAGAAATACACCTGAACAGTCTTCAGCGAGGTATCGAAGACAAAGGAGTTATTCTTGTTGTTATACAGGCGGTTGCCACGGACAGACACATCCTGACCGCTGATCGGATCGACATCGACCCGGACAATCGAATCAGCGACATAGATATACCCAGTCCCAGTCTCAGGAACCATCTCAATGTCAACCGAGGTGTTGAAGTGCCACCCGTAAGACAGGACTTCCCGGGTGATCTCATCAAGAACCGAGGTAGCAATCAGGGCATCGGCCCGCTGCGTGTTCAGACTGTTGATCGGGCTTTCACCGATTGAACTCAGCATCGTGTTGATGGCCTGAAGGCGGGTTGTCTTGGTAAGTGGCATAGTGTTCCTCAAACAAAAGAGGGGATGGAACCCAACTAAGGGAACCATCCCCCCTTTTAACTCACAGACTCAACTCGACTCAGAGAGCAGCCGAGGTCAGTTCATAGAGGCACTCTTCGCGCAGGGTGTTGTGGCCCATGGCGTACTTGGCAACCATGAGGGTGCCCATGCGCTCCATGATGTACTCGCTTTCGACGCTCAGGTCCATCAACTTGACCGTACCAAGACCTTCACGCTGGAAGGCGATACCACGGGTCGCGGTGAAGTTAGCACCCGAGTAGCCAGCGTCAAGAGTACCGCTGACATCGTTCTTAACACCCGTGCTACCGAAGAGAGCAGACTCGCCACCCGTGCTTGCGCTTTCGTCAGCAGTCGGAAGGTGGTTGCTCTTCAGAATACGGATGCCAGCGACCGACATGATCATACCGCTGGCAACGCTACCATTGCTGGCATCGTTGTAGTCACGGTTGATCGCGTCCGAAGTGTCGTTCACCAGTTGGTAGTACTTCGCCGGGGTCAGGATGGCAAAGCGATCATTCGACGGAACATTCTTCTCGTCCATCTTCTGAGCGACATTGAACAAAGCCTGAACGAGGTTGTCACCCGTAGTACCAGTACCCTGCTGGGCACCAAGGTAGCGGGTTTCCGCGTTACCAAAGCGATCCGTACCCTTACGGGCACCGATGATGGCCGTGCGAATCAGGGCCTTGTCAGCGGCGTAAGCAAGCGCACGACCGATTTCCGTCGAATAGATCGAACGGACATCGTAGTGGTTCTTCATCTCATCGATGTCAGCAACGAACACCGACGAAACAAGGACATCGTCAATGAAGATCTGCTTTTCAGCGTGACGGATCTTATTGAGGTACTTGGAAGTCGAGGCCGAAGTGGGAGCCACGATTGCGCTACCGCTACCCGCACCACCAGTAGCCGTGATGGTACCCGTGGTAGTCGGGGTCGAGAGCAGGCTCTCACCCGGGGTGTGGTAACCAGCACCAGCCGTACCCGTGAGGGGGAACTGGGCCGACTTACCGCTGGAGATCGTGCGAACACGGTGCAGCGGCATCATCACATTGTTTTCTTCAAAGGTGGTGATGATTTCACCGCTGAAGACCTTCAGGAACAGAGCATCAGCATCGCCCGTAAGGTTCGACTGGCCGATACGCGACGGCTGGCTATTGAAAATTGCCATGACTAAAAATCCTATGTATGAGACACGATAGATGGTTGTAGTAGCCAGTCCTCAAGGTTGTCCCTCGCAAGGGGCCAAGATTCCTTAGCCTTTTCATGGCCCATCCAAAGCCACGAAATGAAAAGAGCCCACCGGAATAAACCGTATGGGCTCAAGGGGAAGTCCGGAGTTAAAGGGGATGTTATGGACTTCCCGCCGGGATTTCCCCGGTGTCTTCTGGAACATCAGCAGCCCACCAACCAGCAGGAATTTCCACCCGGTTGGAAGACATCACCTTAGTCCCGTCTTTCTGCACAACGAACACACGCGCCTTGACAGGTTCCGCCAGTTGAACAGGAGTTCCCGGAGGGACCAGAATCACGGTGCTGTTGCACCCGCCTACGGAAGCGGTCACGAACGCCCCCAGCATTAGGATCAGCGTTTTCACCTTTGACTTCCTTAGATGCAAGCCGTTCAATGAAGTGCAGGATCGAAGTAACCAGTTGGTAGATCCAACCCATTACGCCGCCTTGTCGGCATCCTTGGCAAGAATCAGGCCAAGACCAGCGGTAACGGCAGCGACCACCGAAGCAACATCAAACACGGTAGCCGGGTCGTTATCCAGCAGGGCGATCACAGCCGACGAAACAGCGGTCAGGATCGTGGCAATGCCAAGGACGGTAGTCTTCGGGTTCTTCTTCATTAGCGGACTCCCATAGCGTTAGACAGGGCGACCCGCTTCTCGACATCCGAACGATACGCGGGGTCCTTGGCGTACCGGGGATCCTTCATGGCCTGCACGATCTCAGCAACGCTGCGGAAAGCCCCACCCGAAGGTCCCACGGTTTCACCCTGAATCAACTTGACTCCGGGGTTGCCGTTGGTCTGACCGTAACGAGCCCACAGGCCCTGCACGGCAACCTTGATCGTGCTGAGGTTACCGCTGTCCATGATCTGGTTGAAAGCATCAACCTCGTCCTCTGGCAGGTTCTCAGCAGCCCACGAAGTCATGGCCTCGTACTGGGATTCGCCCCCAACAAGACCCATCACAGAACTGAACTGCTGATCCATGACGGCCTTCTGACCCTCCACATAGGCCCGGACGATCTGCTCCGGAATGCCCATGTTGGTGGTGATGGCCTGAATCGATTCGTCGCTCAGGTCGCCGTTCTGGTAGAACTCGGTCGAGTACTGCTCAAGGTTCTCAAAGCCAGCCTTGGGAGTCTCCTTGGTTCCAACCTTCTTTTCCAGTTCGCCGTAAGCCTTAGCGAGATCTTCGGGGCTCTGGAACTTCTGGGGAAGCCACTCAGGACGCGACTGCGGAGTTTCAGTCTGGGCCGAAGCCGTACCCTGTGCCTCTGCTACGGCCTGAGCCAAAGCGTCCACTTCGTTGTTGCTTTCTGCGGTGTCTCGGACAATCGTGACTTGCTGGTGATTACTCATTACTGTTCAAGGGCTCTCTGCTCGGCAACTCGACTAGCACTCTGGACCATCGTCGGAGTATTCTGCTGGAGCATCTGTTGCTGCATAGCCATCTGCTGCTCCTGCTGAATTTGCTCTTCAGTCTTGACCAGTCCCGCCGTGTCGATGCCAAGCGAAGCGGCACGACGGTTCATGTACTCTCGCAGATCAATATACTGCTGAAGTCCCTGCGGGCCCAAGATTTGTCCAATTCCCTGAAGATAAACATCAAGGCGGTTCAGATCGTTGCCACGACCCAGAGCATCGACACCAGTCACAATCGCTGGAGTCACAAACTTCTTATCGATCTTAGGCATCTTCTTGGCCTTGATCATGCGATCCATAATGCGCTGAACCAGCGGCAACTGGAATTCCTGCGACAGGAGGCTGTAGATGCCACCAAGTTGCCGTTCGATACTCTGGGTCACCAACCGGATCTCTTCAGCCGTAACACGCTCTGCATTGCGAATTGAAGCCTCAGTCAGCAGGAAGGCGTAACTCAGGCTCTCGTTAATGGAATTCATGGTCTGCAAGGCCACGCTGAAGTCAGCAGCCTTGTTGACCTGAAGAACCGTCACATCCGCCGCGTTGCCCTCAATGATGGCCCCGTTGGGGCTCTGGGCGACCTTCTTGGGGCGGGTAGTGCCGACAGGGTTGATCAGGAACAGGACCTTGGCCGCAGCCGCAGATCCCTCCACGATGCTCTTACGCAGGCTATCTAGGGAAACTAGGTCCCCATAGTACTGCTCGACATACGAGCGGCCATAGTCCTCACCATCCACCCGGTTCATACGCAGGGCGAGGAACGGATTCCGCTCTGCGGGGTAGGTAATCGTGCTGTCTGGAAGGATGGTCCCACCAATCTCTTGGTAGACCTCGACCTTACCATCGGGCAGCACATGACAACAGGTGTACAGGTCCACGGTGTCTTCGTGGCTGCACATACAAGACTTGGCAATCTCCGCTGCTTCAGGAGGCAGTACAGCAGGAGCCACAGTCTCCTTGATCACGATCTTCCGGACATGACCCATGGGATCGCGCTTGACCACATAACGGTCCAGCCGAATGACCCGCATGGGGCCGTCATCGGGGAAGTACAGCAGGACATTGCCGCAGACGATCAACTGCTTCAGGGCTTCAAACAGAGAAACCCGGATATTCAGTACTTCGATCTCCTTGGCAATCATCCGCTCCATGTCTGCCAGAGACTTTTCAGCCTCACCCTTGGCCCGGGGATTCAGGGCCTCTAGGTTCTTCGCGGCCTGCGGATCGATCACAAACCGGAAGAACGGAGCGTTGGGCGGCAGCAGGGACAGGAGCAGGGCACTAGCAAGGTTGTTCACCCCACGGGCACCAATGGACTGGTACGGGGTCACGAACTTCTGCGACCGCTGATCCCCATCGTCGGGCATCAGGTGCGGAAGCGTAAGACGGGAGCAATCGCGGGCTCGTTCAAGATACGAGTATCGCTGATTCTCCAAGTGGAGGTATAGGGCCTTACCAGTTTCAGGCATTTACATTCCCGGGGTGTAGGAGGAAGTCGAACCCATCTGGATCGTCAGAGACTTCTTACCACGACGCTTGAACAGCGGGTTCACATCGCTGGGGGTCTTGGGACGGCTCTGCGTCATAGGAGCAGACTGAATAGCCGGAGGGGGAGGCTCAGGCAACTTGATTTCAGGGGCGGGCGGCGGCGCTTGAACACGGGGGCTGCTGAAAAAGCACATAGGTTAAACCTTGTATGAGGGATTTCCGACCGTTCCGACAGTACGGGTTGAGGGGATCTTATAACGAGAGGCTGCAATGCTAGGAGACTTGGTTTCTGGATACGGGACTTCCCACTTCTTCCCGTTAACACGTAAGCCCATACGCTTGTGGATTCTGCCGTGTTGAGCCCTAATCTTTCGACGCAGGCTGGGAGAAAAAGGCATTGCGAAGTTTGCAGTAGTCCGCGATAGAAAATCCGCAAATGATCCCATTAGTCACGCTTCCATTGTGCCTCTTGTTGCTCTTCATACAACCGGAACAGGTAACGAACAACAGATCGTTGACCAGCCGCATAGAAGATGGAGTCCTGAGTCTCGCCCAGAATTGCACACTTTTCCGGGAAGACCTTGTCGAGATATCCCAGCATTTCCAACTTAATTATTGGAACTGGGGTATTTGCCTCCTTAGAAATGTCGTTATTCACTTCCCGGATTCCTTCTGGGACTGGACATAGGCGTAGAGAATCACCACATAATTGATGATGTCCAGCACAGTATCACGCAGGGCTTCGTCCTTTACCTTGAACTCCCCGGTCGTAATGAAGGTACTAAGGCGGGACATCTTGTCCGTCAGGCGGACCATGATCCCAGCCTCAGTCTTACAGATCCCCATGGCCTCACAGCGGGTGAAGTTGAGGAAGGGGTGGGTATCGTCCTTGCCCCCGGAGTAGTCGTGGTTCTTACGCTCAGACAGGGCCCGGGCCTCATCAGTCAGTTCCTTGTGGGTGGTCAACAGTCGTGAACGGTTCATGGGGTCCATAGTTTGATCTCCTTAGTGTCCCAGCGGTACTCGCCAGATCGAAGAATTCTAGCACATCTAGCCTGTGTCAACGCATACTCAACGGTAAATCCAGCCTTCTCGTAGGCACCCACGACCTCGTCCCAAGTACCCTGCTTCAGGATCTTGGCAGCGGTCACAGGGCCCACACCCTCCAGCCCGGGGTAGCCGTCAGTCTTGTCTCCAGTCAGCACCTGTGTAAGAAACATATGGTCGGCTTCATTACAAGTGATCTCCCGGGCCTCCTCGTCCTTGTCGGGGTTCCAGAGCCAGCCCGGGACGCTCGTCAGGTCTTTGTCGGAGGACACGATGACGGTCTTTTCATAGCGACCATCAGTCTGAACCAGACCGAGAATATCGTCGCCTTCAAGGCGCGGCTCAACCAACACATCGAACCGATCCTGCAACATTGACTTGATGGACTTGTATCCACAGGGCTTGCGGCAGGACTTTCGGTGGCTCTTGTAGTCGGGGTAGACATCCTTGCGGAAATTTTCGGTTCCCGTAAACGCAATAACTGGGCGCGCTGCATTGAGTTTCTTGCTCCAATTCTCTAGGGTTTCTTCACAGATCGCTAGGGCTTCCTTGGTGTTACCGAATACAACATCGGTGTCATCGTCAAACCTAGCGACATACTCGACGGCGGAACACACGGAATAGATCAGGATGTCGCCGTCTACCAGCATCCGATCAAAGGTGTACTTGGGCTTCTTGGCCGACTTTCGTGGTTTACGCTTACTCATCGTGTTCCCCCTCTGTGGCCCGTTGAGCCATCGTAATCAGCCCCATGGTCCCATGCATGGAACCCTTGGCCGTCACGGTGTACGAGTCGTTGTTGGGAGTTGTTGCCTGAAACCCCACGAACAGCATCTCGTCAAAGCGAGACTTGAGTTCACGGAGCAGTTCTCCAGTCGAAACGAATTCAATTGGTGTAGACACTTTTGAGCCTCTTGAGTGTTTTCAGAAAGACCTCTCTGGTCTTAGGATTACGCGCTTGTCGAGCCAGATACAAAGCCACGATCTGTGGATACTTGATCACGGAGTACTTAGCAGCCTCCTGTAGGTAATCCATGGCGTTACTACCGTACAGACTCCAACAGAAGACACCCCGGTCCTTTTCCCGTACCCGTCCGCCCCACTCAGACTGAAACAACTCCAGTACCGGACGATGCTTGTTGGTCACTTCCACGCATGGGGTGTTCTTCCAGAAGATGCATCCCTCGCCATCCAGCATTCCTGCTGAGTAGGCGATCAATGTGTTTCGGCCCAGTTTGCCCCGGTACGAAACTCGCCGTCGAGGCGGCATCGGAAGTTGTACCTGTTTCCCGCTTCGGTGATTGCCCATGTCGCAATCTTACCAGTCCTGTCGGCAAACTCAGGGGGAACTTCAAATTGGTACTCATCGTGAACCGAAGCAAGTTGACGAAGCGGGATGGGGTTAGTGCTGTATGTTGCCTTAGAGTGCAACAGTACACACGCCTCCTTCATCACCACAGCACCAGCAGACTGAAGCAGGGTGTTCAGGGCTGCGTGTTCTGACCGTGGGTACAAGGGGCGACCGTCAATGCCCCGGATGAACCCGTTGACCTTCAGGGTAGTTGAAACATCATCCTTGAGTTTCAGGTATGCCGGGACCTTGGCCTCAAAGTTGGCACGGGCGCGGGCCCCACGCTTCTTGTCTCCATCCAGAACGAAACCCAACTTGTCGTTTCCTGCCCCATAGATCAGGGCATAGATGGCACCCTTGGCTTGGTTGCGGATGGCCTTGTGTTCCGGGTTGTTGCGGTCGAACTCGACATCCTTGACCAGACCGAATGCCTTGGCGTTGGTCCAATGGATGTCGCCCTCAAGGATCTGCTTGGCGTACTCACCGCCGTCGTAACGGCCCAAGTAGTGCGCTAGGCACCGCAGTTCAAGCCCAGACG